GTTCCTAAATTATCAGTAATGAATCCTACAACCATTTGAATAAGCTGTGACACCATGTTTAGCAGCTGTCCAGCACATCCAATAATGGCTTGGACTATTCCTAGTACAAATGACGGAATCAGTCCTATAATAGCTGCAAAAGCATCAGTCATAATATCAATCATAGTGGAGACCATATCTCCGCCGATTAACTTGAATGTTAAGAATGCATTTACAGCATTAAGCATAGCAGCAGATACAACGTATAATGCTCCACCAAAAGCTGCTAATGCTGCTGCGCCGAGTAATAACAGAGGTGAAATTACACCAAGAATTGCTCCTGCGCCTCCTAAAATTCCTAACATAGCTGCAAATATCTTCAAACCGTCTTTAATTTGGTTCCATCCAATTGCAGATAGAGTTATTAACGCCAAGCTTAAATTTCCAATGGCAGCCGATAATATCAGCAATCCGGTTGCAACACCTATAACTCCTAAGCCACCCATTGTTAGTTTAGAAAGTGCAGCTACAAATATGCCGATAGTTCCAAGAGCTGCAAACAATGCAACAATCGCTGTATTACTTCCAGTAATGTCCATTGTTGACAATATCTTCATAGCTGCAGCTATTTCGATCAACGATAGGCCAATACCAATCATTGCCGGACCTAAAGCAGTTAATGTAAAGAATGCTTTTCCTCCGCCAATTGCAGAAATGGATTTAATAAATATACCTAATTCTGTTAATACAGCGCCCATTCCAACAATGCCTACAGCAAGTTCGCCCCAGTTCATGGATGCCATAATCTTTAAAGCAGCTGCTATTTCAATCAATGCAAAGCCAAGTTTACTAAGCATTTTGCCTGTTGATTTAACATTTTTGCCATCCATTCCATTAGATGACTTGCCTAAAGATTTAATAAATATCCCTAATTCGAGAAGAACTACACCGAGACCTGCTACCGCTATCGCCATTTGGTCAAGATTGATCGTAGATAATATCTTTAATGCTACTGACAATTCAAGAATGACAAAAGCCAAGTCCTTGACTGCCTTTATGGCTGTCTTAAAATCATTAGGCTGTGTAAGATTCTTGAATGAAGCACTAATATTACTAAAGAAACCCGAAAGACCTTTCTTTCCATTTCCTGTGTAATTGTTTGCGAACTGCATCTTGTTCAACTGAGTGATAACATATACTATACCACCCAAAGCAGCCGCTAAACCGCCTAAACTGGTTGCAATTTTAGTTCCATCAACTAAAGACAGTACTAGTAATGCTAATGCTAATTCCATGATTGCATCAGCAATACCTTTTAGTGCTAATCCATCAATAGCAGTCTTACCGCCACCGATTAATCCACCAAGACCATTCTTCAATGAATCGAATATGTTTGTGATACCATCACTGATACCCTTTCCGAGACCTCCAGTAAAATATCTGCTGAAGTTTTTGCCTAGATCCATAAAATCGATTTCGTTAATTTTAGTTCCTAATGTTCCTAATAACTTGATTAGCTTGGCAAGTCCTATGCCGAACATTCCAAGGACTCCACCTTCAGCTAACTTTGAAATATTTGAACCATTACCGGATAAGAAATTAGTAATGGATTCCTGTACTTTACCAAATATGTTCTTCAGCCAATCGCCTAGTGTTTGAAGAACTGGTATTGATCCATTTAATGCACCAGCAACAAAACTTGTAAAATCTACAATAGATTTAGCAAGTCCATCGAATATATGAATACCGTTCTTAAACGAATCATTGCGTATGGAATCTGCAAGCTCTCTGATCCAATGAATTACTCCTCCAATACCATTAATTATTGGAGTAAGAATATCTAAAATTCCTTTTAAAAACTTTTGTATTGGCGAAAGATTCTTAATGATCCCAGATTCACCTTTATACACAACTTCATTAATATCTTCAAATATTCTAAAAATATCTTCAAGAATCGGTTTTAATAATGAAGCGAGTGGTTTAATAAAAGAAGAATAAATTTCTTTTCCAACAGTGACGAACAGTTTTACTGTCATTAAAACTGCATCGTATAGAGATTGAAATGCCCGAAGCAAACCAGATCTTTCAATTGGAGGAGCGTTCAAATCATCTATGAATCCTCGTATTGCGCCTCGTACCTTTTCAACAGCATTAAATAATGCTAAAGCAACAGCTTCAATTGTTGGGAAATCAATAGTTTCATTCGCTAGCGCAGAAAGCATGTCTCTGAAATTTAAGATTGCATCTGACAAATCATTTATCAATGCTTGCGTTTGAGTTAAATTTCCGCCTTTTTCAAATGGTTTTCCAAAATATTGGACAGCTTTATCAGTGTCCTGCCAAATGGATTTCCATTCTTTGAACATGGCATTTCGCTTTTCTGCACCTGATGCAAACAGATCCCAGAAGGTGTTTGTTACATCGGTCCATAGAGCTTTTGATTGCTCATAGTTACCAAATATCAGCTTAAATGTCTGCATCCAACCAGATGAAACAGCATCCTGAGTAGCTTCAATTGCTTCTCGAAACGACTTTGCTTCCTGTGCTGATTTGAATGCTCGTTCTGCAAATTCATCGAATCGACCGGAAAGTGCCTCAATTGCATCTGCAGCAGTTTGGTATTCTCCGGATTTTACAAGTTTCTCAGCTTCTTCAGTCATAGCAGCAAAGTTTGTAAATGCTTTCTCCATGACTTCTCTGGTAAATACTTTATCTGAAAGAAGCTGTTTGAAATCAGATAGACCTGCAGACTTCTTTTTGATTGTTCCCAATTCTTTACCAACAGCGATTAACTGCTCTTTAAGAACTTTGGAATCAACGCCTGCAAGTTCAATTGATCGCCAGTCCATAGTGTTTAAAGCACCACTTGAGTAAGACTGGTTTAAGTTATAAATTACCCTGGTAAATTCTTGAGCACCTTTACCAGCATAAGCGGTGGCGTTACCAATACCCATTAACATTGGGATAAGCTTATCGATATCACCGCCTGCAGACACCATTGTGCCTAATGCTTTTGTCATATCAGTGAAACCGAATGAAGTTTCATCTGAGTACCACATTAATCGATCCAAATATGTGTCAATTTCATCTACAGATTTACCAGTTGAGTTTACTAATGTTTGAACAGAGGCTGTCAGGTCGTTGTACTTTTTGTAACCAACGTCAAACATCTGTAAGTCAGACATTTGAGTTAGGGATGTCCAGAAGCCTCGTATTTTGTTAGATACAAATCCTGAAATTTGGTTGCCTATATTTCGAAAGACACCTATTGCGATTTGCTCCATAATGCTAAAACCTTGATTAACTTTTTCAAGGCCTGCAGCTATATTAGTTAAATCCAACCTTTCAGACGCTGCCTGCATTCCAGACAGGTTTTTTGCGAACTTTGCTGGATTTAATGATGTGTCTAATTTACCAAGAGTTGAGATTGTAGTCTTAGCTCTACGTTCAAACTCTTCGTTCTTGAATGTCATTTGAACTATTCGTTCATCAATGCTTCGACTCATTAGTCAACTCCTTCCATGCTTGTTCAGCAAGATCGTCAAATATCGGTTTCATTGCAGGATTTATGAAGTCTAAGCCTTCATAGTATCCTCCATTTTGAAATCCGTGTCCGTATTGTAAAAGAATAACGATAGGAATACCTTCGTTTTTAGAGGAGTTGCACCATTGAATGGCAACACCCCTGCTGTTATGCACGATTCTGTAATACCAAGCGTTGGCAGTTACTCCAGTATCTACCGGAGTAGCTGCTTTCAACGCATCGATACCTAATCGGCCATATTTGTCGAGAATGCCAAGTTTAAATATATTGAGGCATCTCTGTAAGAAACTTTTTGTTTTCTTAAAATCGCCTTTGACAGTAACTTCTATCATTTGGATTAACCTCTCGAATGCAATTGCTGTCTTCTTGCTTTGTTTAAAGCTCTATTTCGAGAGATAATGTCGCTTGTTTTCATCTTTTTCTTAGGAGCATTCTTTTCAGAACACACCCTAATTAACGTAATCAAACGATTCAAATGCCATTTCTGGCATTCAAAAGGAATTTGGTAAGAGACCATCCAATAGTAGATTATTTCGCTGGTTATGATCTCTTTGTTTTTCCTAGTATTATCGTCTCTAAAAGTTGTAGCAGTCATTGGATCTGAAATGTATTCAGAAATTTCATTAATGTTTTCAGGAGTTAGTGCAGAATAGATTTTCGGATCACTAACTGTGTTTAAGGTCATGCACCTTATGTAATCTAAGAGCTCCTCATAAGACAAAGCAGTCTTAGAACCGAGAAAAGGTTTATGCCATTTTGATTCCCATTTTGAAATTGAGAGTAATGAATGCTCCAACTGCAAATCTATATCACGTTCTGGATAGTAAAAGAACTGATTAGTTGATTCATCGTATTGTTCTCGGCTAGGAATTTTAATTCTGAGCATTAGCTGCAGCTTTCTGCTTAGCTTCTTCTTCCGCAATAGCCTTCTGGATCTTAGCTGGCAGTAAAGCATTGAAGAAATTCGAAGCTGCTTCAGGACTACTGCAAATTTCCATGAACAGAACGTTGTATGCTTCTGTGCATGAGAATCTGTGAGAGATCTCTGGAGATTTCAGGAAAACTCTTCCATCGTCGGATTTCTCGCCATATGCTTTAAGCATAATTTCTTTAACCATAGCGATAATGGCCTGAGCATCTTGCTCCTGAACGATTCTTTCGAGCATCTTCTCAAGCCCACCACTTCTTGAAGCTCTTAATTCTGCTAATTCTGCCTCGTTAAAATTAAAGTAGCAATCTTCAGTTCTTTCATTTCCATCGTAATCGACATATTTAATAGTTTTTTTTAACATCTTTTTCTCCTTTCTAAAAAGAAAAGGCCCCGTATTTCAGAGGCCTTGTATTTTGATTAAGCCAATAAAGTCTTGATCTCGTTAGGTAACGGAAGTCTTGCAGCAGCAGTTGTGCTACCGTAAAGAATATCTTCCAAACCCGTTAACTTAGCTTTAGTGCTTTCCGTGAACTTAGTGGAGTCAATTTCGACAACACAAGTAGGTTTTAAGTTAGTTACAGGAACAGGTGTGCAAGATACTTCCCAAGAGAATTCAACAGCTGCAGGAGAGTCATTGACTGTGTCATGAGTCTGAGCTGAAGGAGAAGCCTTACAACCGTAAACAAGGTGAAGCTTATAACCGAAGTCATCACCAGCAATATCATTACCGACTTTAGTTCTGTAGCAGAAACCAAAGACTTTTCTTTCCTGCTGACGAACAGAAGCGCCAGTAATAAGTTCAGCAGAACCATCGCACTGTTCAAACTCATCAGGATATGTGTAAGCTCTAATAGTGCCGCCATACTCTTCTGCTGAGAACATTGTTGCATAGTTAATGTTATCAGCCCAAAGTTTGGTTGCTTCAGCACCGGATGGGTTCTCATCGAAACCTAAGAGACCATTCCAAGCAACACCAGTAGAATATGCTCCTTGCGCATCAGGGATGTACAAAACACCCTGGTCAATGCCGGTCTCGTAAATTTTCTGACCGACCTGATCCCAAACAATTCTTTCAGGCATTATTAATTTCCTCCATTAAAAATATAAGTTGAATACGTCATGGTAAAGATTGTCATTAATAAAACGACGATCAAATGAGCAGTATGGAAGTGCCAATATCTGCTCGATCACATCATCGTTATCAGATTCTTTACCAATCAGTGTAATAGTATACAGACGCATGTTTCTATAAGAAGTATTGTCTGCATGATTGGTGTTAATAGTGGCCATGCCGTATATGATACACGGATAGACCGTTTTAGTGTTATTCGGCTTTTGCCAGTAAACACCGTATTTACTAAACTTGGAGGACATTATGGAATGCAGAATCGGAGATAGTTCTTTTCTACTTCTCATCTGTCCAAATTCCTCCAAGTGTTAATGTGAGTCTTGGGTATTCGACGTTAATGTTTGTAACACGCCATTTATTACCCATATAAGTCACATATCTTATGTTATGAAAATTCTGTCTTGCGTATGGATCAGTAATGAAACTGATCTTATTGCTGATTGTAATGTCATTGTTAATTTCATTTCCAGTCTGCATAGACCTTGAAATTGAGAGAATATCACCAGGATAAGGTCTCTCAATTATCGTTTCTGTCCATTCATCAAGATCAGTTTCAAGTGTTTCGGCAAAGCCTACTTTTCCATACCATTTAGCCATAAAGACTAGTCTGCAATAAATTCAGAGTCTTCAGCCTGAGGGATAGAGTTAGCTGCTTTGAAGACCTGTGCTGCGAACGGTGTAACAAGAGCACCAGAGCAACGAGTTTCGATCAAATACTTCTGAGCGTTGTAGTCAATGTCGAAGTCATCGAACATATTAACTGCTCCACCCTTATCAGCACCGACATTATAGTCACCGAGGTTAACGATCATGCAATAGAAGCCTTCCGGAGTGATCTCATCAGGGACTTCGATAATCTTCGTGACTCTGAGCTTCTTAGCAAGCTTCTCTTCATCTTCGTATAATGCATGAGAGAAACCATCTTCGAGCAGTAAGCAGTCAGACAGGAAGTCAGCGCCCATGATTGCAACTG